ACTGTATAGCATCCATCCGAGTCGACGGAGTCGGAGATCAGGAGATCAGAGGACAGATTACAAGCGGGGCGCAGGCCGCAGTAGCCGTGGAAGGCGTCGTTCCAGCTCAGAGTGCCATCGGTGCTGACGCCGCGGGCGTAGCGGGCCGAGCCGGCATAGGCGTCCCGCAGCCAGTAGTACCACGCGGAACCAGAGCCCGGGTTGCTGGAATAGTTGGAATTGGCGACGCAGGAGGCCGTCACGGTGGCGATGCGGCTGCTGTTGTCGCTGAAGATCGCCAGCTTGCTGCCGCAGACGTGGTCGCCGCTCAGGCCGACCTCAGTGCAGGACAGGGGGAAGATCTTGTCCGTGCAGGTCTCCGTCCCGCCGCCGTCTGTGGAGCTCTTGCCGACCGTGATGGTGGTGTTCAGCAGAGCCGCCCGCTCGTTGGCGGTGAAGGCGTTCAGAAAACCGGCGAGGCCACTGTACGGGTTGACGCCGTTCCAGACGTGGGAGGAGTCCGGCGTCTGGTCTGCGGAGTGCTGTGCGGTGTACCACTGGCCGGCAGCCGCGGGGCTGTTGAGCCACTGGCGCAGGTTCGAGTAGATGTAGCGGTTGTTGCCGTAGCCGCGGCGGTCGCTGTTGCCGTTACTCGGTTCTGTTGCGTCGAAGCACAGCATCTTGATGATCTGGTTGGTCACGAGCGTGACGCTGTTGGAGGGGTATTTCAGGGCGTAGGTGTGTGCCGCGCCCTTGGCCTTGGCGGGGTCATCGTTCCAGCCGACGGCGTGGACGGTGGCCTCGATGGTCTCGTCGTCGTTGTCGAGGTTCAGCCAGCGGATCGTCAGGTCGGCCTCGTAGAGGAACATGAGCTTGTCGCCGTTGCGGGTCTTGGTCTGCATGGTGATCCAGTAGACCGGGTCGCCGTTCTCGGCGTGGCGCGTGGCTTGCTCGCTGATAACGTCGAAGTCGACGCCGAGCTCGTTCATTATGGGGGTGATCTTCTCCCACACGTCGTAGATCTTGGCGTACTTGTAGCTGACGCCGTCGCTGTGCTGCTTCTTGACGATCTCCGGGCAGGCTTTCCGCATTTCGACGAGCTTCTGCCGGAGCGTCAGGCAGGCGGCTTCAGGAGGGGCCGCAGCAGCGGCCGCCTCGGTTTTCTTGGTTTCTGCCATGTCGGTGCCTCCTTACACGTCGACCGTGAAGATGCCCGGGGTCTCGTAGACGGTGACGCCCTCCACGATCTCGCCGGTCTCGGTCAGGGTTGCGATGTCGCCGGTGTAGCTGAGCAGCTTCTTCAGATCGGCCCAGCGGGTCGACTCCTCGACCTTTACGAGCTCGCCGTAGCCGTTTGCCTTGAGCCACGGCACCAGCTTGGTCTCGTCGAGCTTGGTCTTGGTTGTGCCCTTCTTGAAGGTCAGGGTGCCAGAGAGGAGGCGGTACTTCTCCGTCGTCTTGGTCTCCTTGTGGGGGACGGTGGCGAAGAAGTCGGCCAGACAGCTCGTGAGGTACGAGGTGCCGTTCTCCATGCGCTTGCGGGCGGCGGCGACTTTCTCGTTGATGGCCGCGATCTGCTCGTCTGCCAGAGCCTTCAGACGGTCGTACTCGCTGCGCTCGTCGGCGATCTTGCGGATGGCCCAGTCGGCACAGCGGTCGTCGGTGATGCGGAACGGGGCGCGCTCGCCCTCTGCAACGGTGCCGAGGTCGACCTGCTCCAGCTCGTCCAGCGTGGCAGCAGGCAGCAGCTCGGGCTCCTGTGTGGTGGTGGCCTCGACGTCTGCCTGCTCGGCAGCGAGGGCCGCGGTGGTCTTATCGCTCATTGTTGTGCTCCTTTCTCTCGGTGACGTTGAAGGTGAGCATCACGCCGCAGGTGACAGGGGTGACGCTCTCGAGCTCGAGGTCGCGGCCGCTGCGGAGGTGCAGGGTCTCGCCCGGCTTCATTTCGGCGAGGTGTTTCATCTGGTACTCCTTTCTGCAAAGAAACGGTGCCCGCCTTCCTCGATGACGAAGATCTGGCTCTCGTGGAAGTCGCTGGTCACGAGGGCGGGGTTGTAGAAGTAGAGGATCGGCTCGTCCACGACGGTCTCGCCTCGGTCGAACACGGCCGCGACGGCGTCCTTGACGCGCTGTGTGGGATCCGGCCGGCTCTTGGTGTAGCTGTAAAGGACGACGGCCTCAGAGGGGTCGACGCCGCGCTTCTCGGCTGCGTTGAGGATGCACTGAGCGACGAGCATCTGGCCCTCGAAGGACTCCCCGCCTGCCTCGGCCATGACCACGCGCTCGACGACGTCGCGCTCGGCGTCGGTCAGAGGGTAGCGCACAGCGGGCTCGGCCGGCTCCACGGTCTCAGCGGCCGGGGCGGGGGTGTCCGGGATGTATGTGCCGACGGTGGTGGTTGGCGGCAGGATGTTGGTCTCCTGCTTGCTGCCGGCCGGGGTGGTGAAGATTGCCACAGAGATGCCGCCCAGCAGAAGGACGGCAGCGGCCAGCGTGGCAGCTCTCAGGGCTTTCCTCTTGGCACGGCGGCGCCGGCGTGTTATACTTGCGGTGCGGGATCCGTATGCTGGCAGGCTGCTGGATCTTCTCGCATGGGTCGCCCGGTCGCAACGGGCGGCCCTTTCTTTTGTGGTTTCCATTGGTTTCTCCTTTCACTGAGCCCGTGCGACGGTCAGATCACAGAGGGCGTGAGTGAGGTCGCTGAACTCGGTCTCTCGGACGGTGTCAGCGGTCAGCAGCACGAGGTAGTCGTTGTCGTAGTAGTCGATCTCGGGGTGCCGCTGCCGGTTTACTTCGTTTTTGTGGCGGGCGTAGGGCTCGGCACGGTTCCAGACGTCGTCAGGGATCCAGCGGTCGAGGCGATCCTCGACGCGCTCGCGCAGCTCCTCGCTCGTGATCGTGATCTCCGGGCTCATGCTGTCACCTCCGCGCCACGCGGGCCGGGAGCGTCTGCTCCGGGCGAGTCAGGCCCTTGCTGAAGCTCTGCGGCTCATATCTGACGCCCGCGATCCGGCGGCCGCTGACGCCGTACTTGGGGTTGTAGCCGAACAGGTTGACGTAGCTGCCGAGATCCTCGCGCTCGTCGTCCATCGCCTTCAGTACCTCAAACAGAGCCAGCACGTCGTCGATGGCGCGGTGGCTGTTCTGCACCTTGCCGGTGAGGTCGTAGGCGATGATCGCGTTGGCGAGCTTGTGCGGGTAGGCTCTGCGGTCTTTGTAGACCGTCAGGCTGTCCAGCCAGTCGATCCGGCCGACCTTCTGGCCGCGAAGCAGGCCACGGAGAAAACAGGCGTCAAACTGTGCATTGTGGGCGATCATCAGCGTCGGGCCGTTCTGCATGAGCTTGGCGATCTGGCTGGCCGCCTTGGCAGGCTGCACGCCCTCGGTCTGGAGCCGCTCGTCGGTGATGCCGGTCAGGCTGACGATGTTCTCCGGGAGGGTCTCGCCCTCGGGCAGCTTGATGAAGGTGTCCATCTTGCCGGCGATCCGCAGGCCGCCTGTGGCCGTGCGCTCCACGCGCAGGGCGGCGAGCTCGATGATCTGGTCGCTGTCGAAGTCGAGGCCGCTGGTCTCGGTATCAAACACGACGAGGGCCTTATAGCGGTCGAACAGGGTGGAGAGGTTACTCATGCCGGGCCTCCTTCTCGCGGGTGGCTCTCAGGGTGCCGAGCATAAACGAGAGGGCCGTGGTCAGTTGATCCTCGGTGGCGAAGGTGCCGCCGAACTGCTCGGCCAGCGCCGCGATGATCTCGCCGGCGTGCTCCGGCGTGACGTCGTCTGTGGCTTCGTCGTCCTCGATGGAGATCAGGAGATCGGAGTCCAGATAACAAGCGGGGCGCAGGCCGTAGCTGCCGAGGCAGGCGAGGACCCCGTCCAGAGCGCCAACGGCGTAGACGAGGCGGGCGAGTGACTCGTAGCTGTTAGACTTCGTGCTGAAGGCGGTGGACAGCCACCACCAGTCGTCTGCATTGGGGATGACGTCGCGGTTGCGCCGGTACTGGTCGACCGTCAGCAGGAAGATGGTGACGGTGCAGGTGCCGTAGTCCTTCAGGCCGTCGTCGGTGGTCAGGTCGAGCTCCGTGGTCAGGAAGGCGTTGGGGCCGTTCACGTCCTCGAGCAGGTTGTCGAGGTAGGCGCCGTTGAGGTATTCCTTGCTGCTGGCGACGGCGAAGTTGTTGCAGTTGCCCTCGTCAAAGGCTCGGGTCTCGATGATGTCCTTGCTCAGGCAGAGGGCGCGGCCGTCGTCGTTTTCCAGCAGGATCCAACTCTGTCCGGCATAGTCGAAGGCCGTGCCGCGGGCGGCGTTCTTGAGTGCGATTTTTTTCATAGGGTTGCTCCTTTCGTTCTCTGCGGCCGAGCCTTCTGGCTGGCCTGTATGTTTGGCAGGGTCTCGCCGGCGCGGAGCCGGCTCTCACAGTGCGGGCAGATGTAGCCGGTGCGGGGGATCTTCTGGTAGATGCTGACGTTCCAGTCGAGCCCGCAGCCGACGCACTTGGCTGTCATGCGGTTCCACCTCCTCGCTGCTTCAGGCGGTCGGCGAGACAGGAGTAGAAGTCGCGGCTCGTGATGCTCAGCCCGGCGGCTATGTATTCCTTCTCGAGCTCGAAGCGGATCGCCAGATCGCCCACACTTTTCCCGGGGCCTTTGAATGGCCGTGAGGTTTTGGACTGTCTGGCCTGAAGGTCGGCCCATACCTCGGGCATATCGTTGTAGATATTCCTGAGCTCCTTCAGGTTCTTGGCTGCGCAGCAGGCACAGCTCACGCGGTCGAGTTTTTCGTATAAGCCCTCCCAGTCATAGCCGGCGGCGTAGCATCCTGCGAGGCACTCGGCCTCGGTGATGCCCCACTCAGCGAGTGGGAATGTTTTGCCCGGCGCCCGCTCCTTTGTGAGTCGATCCGGCTCGTCGGCTGCGATGCCTATGAGGACGATGTTGCCCTTGTTGTGCTGGTCGAGCGCCTTGGTCTTTTCGGCTGTTCCCCATCTGATACCTCGAGCTCCGCACCACGAGTAGCCGCAGTGCGTGCCGCCCGTTTTTTCTCTGACGGGCTTCTCGAACATGAGATAGTCGAAGCTCTTGGCGGGGTGGAGCACGGTGAACTCGATGCCATTCTCCTCGCATAGGGCCCGTAGCCGATCCATGTGTCGGTACATTTGCGGAAACTCCCAGCCGGTATCGAAGAATACGCACTCGTCTGGCGGCGTGCCTCTGCGGATCAGCTCGAGCAGCAGGAAAGTTGAGTCCTTGCCGCCAGACAGCGAGAGCGTCGTTTTCATGTGGTTGCCTCCTCTCTGGTGATGTGCACGACGGTGACGAGGTCGTCGATCTCGTGCTTGGTGGTGTATGTGTCCCGCTCG